GAATTGAAAGTAGTGGATATCTTTATAGGCACGACTCTCCGGGGATCTGCAAAGGGCTCCGGCCGGGTAATGTATATCATGAGGACCACGCGCAAGAATGGCAGTGACTATGAAGCTGCCCCGCAGATCGCAGAGTATGACGATACCACGGAGAGCGCATCCGTCCTCTACGCTATTCGGGATGCACTGCAGCGTCTCCATTATGCCTGCACTGTAGTGATCCATACAGAGTGCAGCAACGTGGCAGCAGCCATCGCACAGCACTGGCCGGAGAAGTGGCAGCACGATGGCTGGAAGAGCGCAAAGGGCAATCCGGTGAAGAATGCCGTATTGTGGGAAATGATCCTCCAGGACGTAGAGGAAGGTGGTCATATCCTTCTGGCGGAAGGTGAGAAACATGAGTATGCCGAGTGGATGCGCTTTAACATGCCACTGAAGAGAGCATTAAAAGACATTTTCACAGAAGTACCGAAAATCTGACAGCATGAGTAGAGTACTCATGCTAGAGACCATTCCGGTGAATCCACCGATATGGTGAGAATATAACAATATGACAGAAAAACAGTCGGTCACAAGGTGAAACCGACTGAACTACCGAGAAAAATTCGGAAGTTGCACCGGTGCAACCGGGGAAAGGAAATCAGATGGAGAAGAAATTTGGAATATTTAATACCGTAGAGGAGTTAAACAGGGCAGCAGCCGCCCAGAAGTCAGAGGGAGACCTGGAAGCACTGATCGGACTGGCCACCGAGAACGGACTGGAGAAAGAGGATGCCGAGGAGTACATGGAGAGCACCGATCTGGAGGACTTTTTCTGCAATGCAACGATGGCTGCCATTGGCAAACTGAACATGGAAGCGCAGGATCTGAACCTGAAAAGTCAGATGCTGGACTGGAAGGACTTTATCGTGCAGATGCTGACAGAGTATCCGGTGGATCACGCTGACGAGGACAGAAATGCGATGGGCAACGCTGTATTTAATCCGGATAAGCATCTGTTGGACGTACTGGCAGCAGGTTTAAAACTCTCATCGGAAAATCGTGTAACCTTAGACCGGAGAATCACGAAGGCAGCAGGCTTGCCGGAGAGCGCCGGACAGATCGGCATGTGTGGCAGGGATGAACTGAAAAAGATCATCTTGGATTATTACATGGGAGATAAAAAATGATCGTATACAAGGCAACGAACAATGACATGACCTGCACGATGGGACAGGGAACATTCCAGTATGAGTTGGGTGTACCGGCTACGGCAGAAAAATCAAAGTGCGGTGATACCGGTCTCCATGCCTGCGAGTATGTACTTGACTGTACCGGCTACTACTCTCTGGGACGCGGAAACAGGTTTTTCAAAGCAGCCGCAGTAGGAGATATTGCAGAGGACGGAACGAATACGCGTATCGCATGCACCAGACTGACACTGAAGAAAGAACTGGATAACCGTGACATAGCCAGGGAAGCCATGCTGTACATGCTGCATCATCCACAGAGAAATGGGTGGCAGAAAATCGGAAATATGCTGTGTGTCGCAGAACAGACAGCCGACATTAAAATACCGGATGGAATCGCAATAGCCAGAGGCAGTAGTCCAAGAGTAAGCGGATGCATCGGAGCCCACCTGGGACTGATCGCAGAACAGAACGGAAAGATTGTCGCGGCAAAACTGTTTG